ATCAAAATAGTACTCGTAATCCAGAGGCACGCTCTTCTCCTTGACCCATTCCGGGTCCTCAGCCTTCTCGAAGAGCTTGTCCATGCCTTTCCTCGTCTTGATCACAACGAAAGGAACGCGACTGCCAATCTGAGGCTCTGATCCGGGGTTACGCTCGCGCATCTTCTTCGTGACCTCCACGTGTGGCATGGGTACCTTGTACTCCCCGGCGAGGCTCTTTGTGAGGACCAGATCGTCTATGTCTACCCGCCCCTTGAGCAGGTCATCCTTTGCAGTCCTCGCGAGCGCAACTGCAGTCGCCGGATCAGACGTCTCTAGAATGGTCTCGAGGAGACTCTTACACACTCCTCGAACAAACTTACACGAGTCCCTCCGGACTACCTGGAGTCCCTTGACGTCAATCTTATCAAACTTGACCTCGCGTATGCCATCTGGATTGGTCTTTTCGACCCACATCTTTGCAGCGTATCGTTTTTTTGAGTACAAAAAATACGGACAGTACACCTTCTCCAATTCGAGTTTGTTCGGACTCCTGAACAACGCCGATATCTCTTTCGATGCACGCTCGCCCAGCTTCCACGAGTGCTCGATCGCGTCTTGACCTGTCCGACCCTCGACGTCAAACTGGACCATGATTGAATCCGTGTCCCCATACCTCACCTTTGCACCCGGAAAGTTCTCCTCCACATACGCCTTGCTCTGTTCGATCATCTGTCTACCGCGCATGGTCACAGTCTCCGCGATCGCGACGCACGGAAGGATACCCTTCGTCGCAGCACCAGTGAACCCGTAGACCGAGTTCATGGAGATCTTGTACGCGAGCTGTTTGCCGTTGTACACGTTGTACATATCAGGTCCACAGCTCTCCATGCGCTTCTTCGCCTCCTTTCGGTACACCTTGAGCCTCTCGAGAATCACCGGTAAAAGGCTCGGAACCTTGACTCCGTTCTTCTCGAGCGCAAAGACGTGCGGACCGAATCGCTCGTACGTGACACCAGGAATGTCCATGTACCTACGATCCATCACGAGGGTCGAGTAGCACAGGTTGTGTGCGCACATGATCGAAGGATACAGAGACGCAAAGTCGAGTGCTGTGATGGGTTCGTAGTACGCTCCGGTCTGCGCCTCGAGGACAGTCGCCCCCTGGTACTGTTCTTGCTGATCAGGCCTGTTCCTGATTGTGGGAATCATGAAACCGAGCTCCCTGGCCGTGTACGCGAGCTGTGAAAACACCTTGATCTGCTGGCCTCGCTCGCTCAGAAAGTTCAGAGGGACCCAACACGCCTTGGCCATCTCGACCAAGTTCTGAAACAGAGAGAGCTTCTCGGAGATGGCGTGCGGAAGCTCCGTGTCCTTGATGCAGTACTCGGCGACTTCTTCGAGCCCTTGACCGGACGCGTACCTCGAGAAAATCTCTCGCACGGGCATATCCAGCTTCTGATCACCCAGAAGAATCTTTGACACGTTGTTGAGAGAGTAGCTCTCAAATTTATGCTCGCGCTTGATCTCTTGGTACATGTCAAACACGTATCTCCCGATCATCTTGACCATCTTCAGAGTGTTGTTTCCGAGCGCATTCGATGACAGGTTCTTCACTGTCAATTGAACATTTTCATCTGCGAGCCTCCCGAGAACGAAATCGTGACATCCGGTCACGACCATTCGATTATAGATGTACTCGAGATCAAACCCGAATATGTTCCAGCCGGTGATCACGTCAGGGTCAATCTTCCGAAGGTGCTTCACGAAAGCCTCGAGCATTTCACGTTCTGTGGCGTACTCGAGCTTGACGCTGAAGCACCTCTTGTCGACGTACTCACCAGCCTGTTTTGTGGTCATAGCAATCTGGAAGCACGTGTCCTCTGGCTTGAGCGAGTCAGGAAACTGACCGGTGCTCGAGTAGCACTCTATGTCGAGAGAGGTGATTTTGAACGGAGCCATGTCGTCGCGATCAGGGATCGACTTGATGGTCTTCCAGTCCTTGACATGGATGTCAACATCACACGTGGACTCACCGCATGTCTCACCTTCTCCTAGAGGACACCTTACCCACCCAGTCGACCTGATGCCCGTGCGGTGCATGAATCGCAAAAGAGGATCGAGGTTGGCCTCGTAGAGACCGTGTCTGAATTTTCTTTGTTCGTCCCGTAACTCTTCGAGCGTGTCACACTCGATCATGGAGAACGGGTGTTCTTTCAAATTTTGAAACCCCCAGAGATCCTTCCTCATAACAAACTCTTTTCCAGGAATCCTACCCTTGACGAAGAAGTACGGTTTGAATGTCGTAGACACGTGAACCGATCTTCCATCGGCCGCTCGACCGAACATGTGAACCGTGAATTTTCTCTTTTCAGAATCATCTCTCGCTTCCCACGAAACGACTTGAAACTCCATTAGTACTTAAAATACTCTATTCTATAATAGTCAAGAAGAATGTGTGATATATGTTGTGGTGAGCTCAAGAAACCAGTCACATGTAACCTGTGCCAGTTCTCCGCGTGTTATAAATGCTTCTCGAAGTTTATGCTCGAGTGTACATTGAATCCAAAGTGCATGAAGTGCGACAAGCCTTGGTCCCGAAAACATCTCGTGAGCTCGTTCGGTCAGTACTATGTCAGTCACACGTACAAGGCCAAGCGCGAGAACGTGCTCTTTGACATAGAAAAGGCGATGCTACCAGACACTCAACCAATCGCAGCACAGGTTCTTGAGATTAAAAATTTACATAGAATGGTGGAAGATCGTGAAGCCGAAATTTTACAGCTGAGACAGTCTTTAGGACGTCTCGACAAGGGAATTTTGGATTCGGAGTTTGAAGAGTACCTTGGAAACAGAAAAAATTATCACATGCAGATTCACAACTTGAGAGAGGACATTTCCATACTCCACCTTCGTAAAGAACGCGTGTACACCAGAATGACACACCGTAATAGAGGTGGCGCGGGAGGGAGTCGCAGGAACACAGAACTCGTCGTAAAATGCCCGGGAAAAGATTGTAGGGGTTTTGCGATTGGTAAAACGATTGGACTCGAGTGTGACCTGTGCAAGACTGTGCTCTGCAAAGATTGCCACGAGCCTCTGGACAAGTCTGGAGACTTGGACTCCAAGTCCCACGAGTGCGATTCGAACACACTCGAGACGGTCAGGCTTCTGAATCGCGACTCGAAGAACTGTCCAACATGCAAGTCGATGATATTCAAGATTGATGGGTGTGATCAGATGTTTTGCACGCAGTGTCACACAGCCTTCTCGTGGAGAACCGGCGAGGTTAGCACGGGAAGGATTCATAACCCTCACTATTACGAGTACCTGCGACAGTCTGGAAATGAAGCGAGGGAGCTCGGAGACATACCATGCGGAGGTCTTCCGAGGGCGACGCGTGAAATCGTGGCTCATGACAAGTATTCAAAGATACACAGGATCGCGTCACATTTTGAATTCGATGAGATATTTAGACTTCGAACGGACTGTAATCGTTACGAAGGAAACCAGGATCTTCGAATCTCGTACCTGAACAACGAAATCGATCTGACATCTTTCAAGAAAGAGATTTATCGAAGGGAAAAAGCCCTGGAGAAAAAGAGGGAAATTCTCGGTGTTCTGACGACATTTGTCGTCGTGTGTTCTGACATATTCAGAAATATACTCGGAGACAGGGATGCTTTCAGAGACGAAAAGTCGACTATCGAACAATTTGATAACATAAAAAATTTCACAAATGAGAGTCTCATGGACGTGTCTCATGTGTACAGGTGTGTAGTGCCAGTTATAGATTACAATTGGGAATATGGTAGACGCAACTACTACAGATAATGAGGTGTGATCACTGTAAGAGAAAAAGGATCACGATAGAGTGCTCCTGGTGCAAGAACCAGTACTGTTCAGGTTGCATTCAGCTCGAAATTCACATGTGTAAGAACATACACTTGAAGATTGAAAAAGAGAAGAAAATTATAGAAGAAAAGAACGTCCAGATTGTTTCTAAGAAAATCTAGTCACTGCCAAAAGTACAAAAAGTAACACTGCGAGCATCATCATAAGTCTCCATAGGTCTTCTTCGTTGTTGATGACCGGACCTACCGAGTCTTTAAATGGAACTGGGGGAGGTACCTGCGCAATCTCCTGAGACTGAGTAAAATCATCAAAATCCATCTCTCTTTTGGGGATGCCACCCACGCGCGGGTCCATTCGCCTACCTTCGCATGTCTGCATGAGCATGTTCGGAGGGGGGAGTACTGGAGGTGGCATGAAATCGTCTTTTTCGTCACCCCCGACGACATTGGTGTCCGGTGGGATCCACTGGAGAGACTTGTCTGGCTTGTACCCTCCGTTGTAGGGAACCCCGAACGTGTTCGTGACCGTGTACGGATTTATAGGATCACAACTCGTAACCATATTTAATACTACGCGTACATTTTAGTTATCATTTTTTGTTTATGAAATTCCCACATTTTATCAAGGTCGACATCAAGCATGTACGCAATCTGAAAGAGATAACTGAACACATCCCCGAGTTCATTCGCAACATCCACATTCTTTCCTGATTTCCTGTACAGGTTTTGGTGCTGGCGTATGGCGGACGCGAGCTCACCTATTTCCTCTGTGAACAAAAGCCACACCTTATGAATCGGGGCGCGATCCCAACCTTTTTGCCTGCAAATCTGGATGTTCTCGTCCCTGATTGTATTCATGTTAATTAGTCTACTGTCCAAAATTTTAAACCCTGGAAAGTTTTAGTCCGTATTTGCTCGTGTTTCTTGGTGCGTCTGGCGGGACAGGGAGTGTAGCTATGTCTCTGAGGTACACGAGATTCTGCATGATCCCGGAAGAGATTGTTCGTGTCGCCGAGTTGATGACGGCGTCATTCATACGACTCACCTGGTTCGAGACATCGTCGTAATCGACAACCATGTAATCCGTGTACACCTTTCTCATGAGGTTGTACAGATCCATGGGGTCTTGCTTCCCGATCGTGTATCCTGTAGCATCCTTGACAGACCGTATGATTTCAGTCTGTAAAAATTCTACGTTCGAGGTTGAGTAGTATGTATCTCCGAGAAGACTTCTCATTTAAAAAGTAAACAAGAAGAAAAAACAATGAGAGTCATCAAGCGTTCCGGAGAATCACAGGATATGCTCTTTGACAAGGTGACAACTCGTATCAAAAAATTGGCAGATGGGCTTCATGGTGTTTCTCCTGATAAGGTTGCGCAGAAGACATTTTATGAAATGTTTGACGGAATTTCCACGAGCAAAATCGACGATCTCTCGGCTGACATCTCGGCGAATATGATGACTGTAGATCCGGACTATGAAGTTCTCGCGGCGCGCATACTGGTGAGCAACATGCACAAGACGTACCCTGTGAAGTTCTCGGAGTGCATGCAGTCAATCCCTAACGTGTCTGACTCTATCAAAGAGGTGTCACACATGTATGACACCCTTGTAAAACCCGAGCGCGACTACCTGTTTGGCTACTTTGGGCTCAAGACTATGCAAAAGGTGTACCTGAACCCAGGTGAAACACCTCAGTACATGTTCATGAGGGTCTCCCTGGGAATTCATGGAGACGACGTCGAAGCCGTGAAAGAGACGTACGAGCTGTTGTCCGTAAAAAAGTTTACACACGCGACGCCGACGATGATTAATGCCGGGACTAACATGCCTCAGATGTCATCGTGTTTTCTGACGTGCGTCGAGGATTCAATCCAGGGAATTTACGAAAACATAGGAAAGTGTGCCCAGATTTCAAAGCACGCAGGTGGTATCGGCATCCACGCACAGGACATCCGTAGCAAAGGCTCACTCATTCACGGAACGAATGGTCAGAGTGATGGAATTATCCCGATGCTTCGAGTGTACAACGCGACGGCACGCTACGTGAACCAGTCAGGTCGACGCAAAGGCTCATTCGCGGTGTATCTCGAGCCGTGGCACCCGGACATTTTTGATTTTCTCGAACTGCGTCTGAATCAGGGTGACGAGGACGCGCGGTGCCGTGACTTGTTCACCGCGCTCTGGATACCTGACAAGTTCATGCGTGCCGTGGAATCAGGCGGAGACTGGGCCCTTTTCGATCCGAGCGAGTGCCCTGGTCTCTCTGATTGTTACGGTCCAATGTTTGATCAGCTGTACGACCTGTATCTCAAAGAGGGTCGCGCTCGGCGAGTTGTGCCTGCATTGACCATCTGGAACGCGATCCTCAAGTCTCAGATTGAGACGGGAACGCCGTACATGCTGTACAAGGATACGTGCAACGCGCGCTCAAATCAACGGAATCTGGGAACGCTCAAGGGAAGCAACCTTTGTGCAGAGATCCTGGAGCACACGTCCAAAGATGAGATTGCTGTGTGCAATCTCGCGAGCTTGGCGCTACCCGAGTATGTTCGCGGAACCGAGTTTGATTTCGAGGAGCTTCACCGAGTGACAAAGGTGATCACCAAGAATCTGAACAAGGTGATCGACAAGAATTACTACCCGGTACCTGAAGCGCGCGTGTCGAACATGCGCCATCGCCCGATCGGAATTGGGATCCAGGGTCTCGCGGACGTGTACATCCTCATGGGTTACACTTTTGACTCTGAAGAGGCGCAAGTTCTGAACACTCGAATCTTCGAGACAATCTACCACGCTGCGCTCGAAGCGTCGGTGGAGCTCGCTCGGATCGATGGTCGGTACGAGTCGTTCTCTGGATCGCCCGCTTCGGAGGGACTCCTCCAGTTTGATCTCGCGGGAGCTTCCAAGAGTTTCACGTGGCACTACGATTGGGACGCGATGCGTCGTCTCGTTCGCCAAACTGGTCTCAGGAACTCTTTGCTCGTGGCGCCCATGCCTACGGCGACCACGTCACAGGTTCTTGGGAACAATGAGTGTTTCGAGCCATACACGACGAATCTGTACCTGCGTCGGACCCTCGCAGGTGAATTTGTAGTCGTGAATCGTCACCTCGTAAAAGCTCTCCAGAAGCTTGGACTCTGGAACGAGGACACAAAGAATGAAATTGTTCGAAACAACGGATCAGTCCAAAACATACCAAATATTCCTATGAAGCTCAAGAAACTCTTCAAGACGGCATGGGAACTGAGTCAAAAAATTCTGATTGATCAAGCTCGCAACAGGGGGTACTTTGTGTGTCAGACACAGAGCCTGAATCTGTTCGTCGAGTCTCCTACTCTCGCCAAGCTGTCAAGCATTCACATGTACACTTGGAAGCAAGGTCTGAAGACTGGCATGTATTACCTACGGACGCGTCCTAAGGCATCTGCTATCCAAGTGACGATCGAGCCGTGTTCTGCGTGCAGCGCTTAAGAGCATGATTCTCATAAAAACAAATGGTCTTTTGGAAAGATGTTTCTCTCAGCATGCCCATGCGTTTTCAAATTCCACGCGGGTACTGTGAATATGGTGTGGGACAATTTGGACAAATTTCTGTAAAAATTTCAGACTCTGAATTTCTTGAATGGTTCAAGAACCTCGAGCGTACGTTTATTAAAGAAGAACCTCTGGAGTCTCGTGTGAATGATGAAAACTCTTCTGTGTCACTCAAGTACGTAGAAGGATACACTCAAGTGTTTGACGTGTCGAATGTATTGATGCTCGACGGACACAATTTTGTAGACTCTGAGCTCGATTGCCTAGTGGATGTTGACCGCGTGTACACTCTGAATGGATCGAGTGGGGTTACATGTAAAATTTTTCAAGTGCGTGTCATGCCTGTAGAGCTTCACTTTTCTTCGTCGTAGAACATCCTGGCGAGCTCGTACAGCTTTTTACCCTTTGGACCCTGATTGAACAAGACCATCTCACCCTTTTCAATGTCACCATCCTTGACCATCTTTGCTCTCGCCTTTGCTGTGGCTTTGGCCCAGTCATTCTTGCGTCCCTGGGTCGCCTTCTTCTTGGACACGATCTCTCCACTGCTCTTTGAGAGCTTCAGGTCCTTTATGGTCAGTCCACCTGATGTGGCCTTTGCGTCACCGCGAAGAACCTCGATACGAGTACCTACAGACTTCATGGTTTTTAATGTTACATAACATTAAAAATATGGGCACAAAGCCCTTGAACAATGCGATAAATACGGTGGGGCGTGTGAGAAACGTGGCGCGACGTCTCAGGGCCAGGAGTGAGTCTGAAGCGACGGCGCCTCGGAATGAAAAAATTCCAGAACCTCCACCGAAACCTCCTTCCTCTAACGCAACTGCGAATCAAAAGAGGTCATATTACAAAAATGCTATGTTGTGGGTTCATAGACAACGTTTACCGGTAAAAAACAAAGAATCGTTTCTTCAAAAAATTAGAAACTCGATGTTGTTCAAGAAAAACGGAAAAGTAATCCCTCTGCCTCCTCCTCAGGGATCCGGTCCTTCTGCTATGGCTGAGTGGTTCAAGCGCGCCACAAACTGGACCAGGCGTAACGGTGGCGGAACAGCTCCCCCGCCTCCTCGGGGATCAGGTCCTTCTGCTATGGCCATGCGTAACGGTGGCGGAACAGCTCCCCCGCCTCCTCCACCCGTCGCGCCCGCCGCCACCCCACCGGTTGCGCCGACGGGGAAAGGGGTGTTTACAAGACTATTTGGAAAGAACAAGAGCACTTATGATATACTCTCTGAAATAGCCGGTGGTGGAAACACCAATAGTAATAAAGTATACAAAATGAAACAAGTTCTGAGAACGGCAAAAAATAGTAAGAATACTCTTAATAGATTACTCACTAATGGAAAAATTAATGTCGCACAACATCAAGAACTCATGGCTGAAGTTACGACATCAGGTCCAGGTGGGAGTCGTAGTGTTGCGAACGTGGCGCGACGTGGCCTTACAGCTATAAGTGGTGCGTTTAAATCTACGAACACACTTGAAAGTAGAATAAGAAACGCACTGAACAAATCAAACGGTCAAAACAAAACAGAAGCAATAAAATCTATTTTAACTCTGAACAAATCTACCCTTCAAAATAAGAAGAATACAGTCCTCAGAATTCATGCAAGTGGAAATGGAAAGATGACCAACACTCAAAAGAATGCGCTCATCAAACATCTGAATAGCGGTGCTCCGGCTCCGGCTCCGGCTGCTCAGAGCTCTGTAAAAACACCAATTTTTGGAGGACTGGGAGGTGGTGCTACAAACTCGGAATTGAACTCCATACTGAAGAGAACGAATGTCACAAACTCCACAAAATCTTCTCTAGTACTCGATTATGCACGAAGAAATCCCGAGAGAATTCGGCGTATCATTGATAGTGTAAGCAGATCTACCACTATAGGAAAATACGATAAAGAGTATCTCATAGAAGATCTCTTACGTCTCCAGAGAAAGGAAGAAGAGAGGCGCAGATACAGGAGAAACAAAAATAACAACGGGAACCGCTACGCAAACAGTCCCATGAGTCGCGTATCTGGACCATTCTTTAAGAACAAGAGAAACCAAAATGTAAAATTCAACACGAGAATACCGGTAACAAACCGAGGCCCTGGTACGAATATGGGGTTCGGCAACGGTGCACAGCCTCCTCCTCCTCCTTCCAGAAACAACTTTGGCGGTGGCGCCCCCCCTCCAAGAAACAACGCTGGACTCGGTGGTGGCGGAAACCTCTTCGGTAACGGTGGCGCACCAAACGCGAGACTAGGTAACGGTGGCGCCCCTCCTTCAAGAAACAACTTTGGGCTCGGTGGTGGTACCAACATGGGACTCGTGAAGCTCAACAATACGAGGACTCAGGGACTCAACTTTGGGGCACTTCCATCTGCACCCGCGACGGCGGCGGCGACGACAAGACGTCGCGCGAGACCTGTACGCATGAAGCTCCTGAGACAGACCGTAGACAACGTAAAGAAGACCAAGCTCGTGAAACAGATCAAGAAGCTCGGTAAAAAGGAGGGTCTCGGTCTCATATCCGGACGCAAGAGCAAGCTCGTCAAATACATAGTCAAGGAGATCCGTCCGCCTTACAAGAAGAAAAAATCAAAGAAGAGTGTACAGGCACCGTCCCCCGTTAAAGAAAACAGACAATTACTATTTAAGAACACTCTCGTAGCAGGTAACTATGGAACAACAAACCAGGGATTACGTACAGGAAATGTTCCGAGTAATCAACGAAACAACAGGCCTCAACAAACCTTCGTACCTTAGTGTGACGACGATAACGAGTACGTTTAAAATTGATTCGGATATTGATGTTCATGCATTGAAACAAAAGATGAAAGACGAGCCTTTCACGATAAAGAAAAAAGATGGTTCGGCTGTGTACACATGGAACATAAAGGATAATAAATTTTTCAATCAGATAACAGCAGAGTACAGGGATGAGTTTTCTAAAAAATCTATCAAGTTTTTCCCGAATGGGAGCATCCACGTCACGGGTTGCTCGGATCTCGTGGATTGTCACAGGGTTATAAACCAGGTTAAATTTTGCATAAAGCACTACACTGACAAGGATGTTGATGCGAGTGATTTTAAAGTGCTCATGATAAATGCAAACTTTACGATGAATTATATGTTGAATCTCGGTACAGTATCATCTACGTCAGAAAAGTTGGGTTGTACGGTGTCGTTCAAACCTGAAATATACTCTGCAGTAAAACTCAAGTTTTTTCCAGGTCCGGGTATGAAAAAAATAACAGCCAGTGTCTTTAGTTCGGGGTGTATACTCATAACAGGCGCCAAGACACTGGCTGAAATTACATCATCATACAGGTTCTTGATAGGTATGCTCAAATCCTCTTGTATGAGGCCAAATCCTACGACCAAAAAGTTTAAAAAGTTTATGGGAATTCCTTTTGATACGTGGGAAAAAAAAGTTTGTTGATACTAAATAAAATGTCTCAGAGACTCGGTATGGCTGACGGCAGATGCGCCACCATACTCGATTCGAGCAGATTGTTTAACGAGTCTGTGTACACGAAAGCTGGCATATCTGTGAACGACAATCTGGCGTACAGAAGATTCTTACAGTTCTCGGCACCAGAAGATGTCATTCCAGCCGGTTCGTGCTCACTCTTTTCGTACGACGTTAAAAATTTCGATATTATAGAGAGTACGAATGTCATCTCCCAGAACCAGAAGAAGGATCGTGATTGATGGAAATATCGGTTCAGGTAAGAGCACTCAGTTGAAACTGCTCTCAGGAAATTACACCATAAAATGTGAACCGATTCACGAATGGCCTCTCAAGCTCTTTTATGAAGATACAATCAGGTGGGCTTTTTTATTACAGATGAGCATTCTGAAATCTTTCACGTGTGACGAAGAGCCCACGACCATATGGGAAAGGTCTCCTGAATCATCCAGAGAGGTGTTTTGGAAAATTCTACAAAAGACAAAAGAAGAGGATGATGTGTACACGTACTTTTATGAAAAGTGTGGCTGGGAACCTGATGTTCACATGTACATTCGCACAGATCCCATAAAGTGTTTCGAGCGCGTATCCGGTCGTCATCAAGAGGGTGACGTAAAAATCACGCTCGAGTACCTAGAAAAAGTTCATGAAAGTTATGAAAAGTATATCGAATCCAAAGGGAGAAATGTCACCATCATAGATGGATCGAACGGAACTCCAGAAGAAATTCACATGGAGATAGTAAGATGTCTCAGAGATGTACTGGCTTGACCAAAAAAGGGTCAAAGTGTAAACGAACAACAGACTGCAGATGGCACAAACAAGACACATGTCCGGTGTGCCTCGATGATATTCAGTTCAAACAGCTTCACAAAACGTCATGCGGACACTCATTTCACAGTGATTGCCTGCTCACATGGTTTGTTTCGTCGGACGAGTGTCCAGTGTGCAGACATGAAGAAGTAGAAGACCCCGTGATCGTCTTCAAGCACAGTGTCCATGAAAGAATGGCTCAAAATTACATGGACACTATACGGTCTCTCGAAGATGACATCACAAGATACAGGCGCAGAGTACGCGCATTAAGAGACCGGTGAAAGATGTTGACTCTTTATCAGGAGTAATGCCTCAGTGCAACGGCATCACAATGAATGGTCAGAGGTGCAGGCGGTCCTGTCCAGAAGGAAAGACACATTGTTACGTGCACTCAAATACAAGCACATGTCCGATATGTATGAACACTATGACTGATGCATCAGCCCGAACACTCGAATGTGGACACGTGTTCCACAAAGCGTGTCTCGAAAGATGGAGAAGACAAAGTTCCACATGTCCAAACTGCAGGGCCCCTTTTGATCAGCAAACGTACAAGGTCAGAGTCACAATCGAACCTATAGGATACGAACATGAAATGATCACAAGTAACGTCCAGACATTAAGTGATATGTTTGGACTCGATGAGACTATGGAGAGATTCTTCAGCACGATAAACTTTACAGTTACGAACATGAACGATCTCAGGAACGTGTTAAACGAGATTGGATTTCCCGGTATGGACTTTCCCGGCCTTCACACAGAAAGCTGAGCAGAATTTCGTGTAATTGTACCCGTAATCACGGTTCGCACGGCGTGGATCGGTGATGAGCTTGCCACTCGCATCAATCATCAGAGGGCCCGTCGCCCATCCTTGCTTGTGAGACCAGGCGTTCACCGGAAACGTAATCACACGTCCAGGAACAAGAGTCGGACCCTTCTGTCTCATGTTTATTCTCATGTTGGAGTTTGCAATCATACCGTCATCGTTTCTCACAGGGCGGTTTGGTCTCTGCAGGGCTTTCTTTATAGTCAGAGGAGACACCTTAAAGAAACGAGCGAGTCCGGTAACAGTATCTCCAGCACGCACACGATATCTCACAGCCTTGTGTTGTTTGTACCAATGAAAATCTCCACCCGAGTTCCCATAGTCATTTGTAGGTGCCACAAATGCCATAACCTTATAGTATCCTCTTCGGCACGGGACACTTCCAGGGTTATTACACTTGTACACCTTGCCTGGATTATCAGCAAGGACACGCTTCACGAACCCCCTGCAGTTTGTAAAGTCGCTGTTGGGAAACTTTTTATTCTTAGCACGATCTCCAGGGACGCTCTTTACACTTCTACGATGATCATCACCAAACGCATAGTCATAACAGTTGTCACGCGTCCGACCAACGTCACCCCACTTCATATACGAAAACACAGACTCAGCCCCAGACAAGGGAAGTCCCCGACGACGTCCAGGTGTTCCCATCTTCCTTGCCATTTTTTTATTCTCAAATATTATAAAAATGAAAGAGATCCTGTCTTCCAAGAACCCTCAGGAGCTTGTGTACAATCTGCTTGTGTTCTTTCTGTACATTCTACTTCTGACCTTTGTTCTGCGGTACCTGTGGAACGGTACTCTGGTCAAGCACATCACCATTCTACGCCCAGTTGACAGCCTGCTCAACACCTTCCTGCTCGCCATCGGTATCTCTCTGTTCAAGCTCTAAACACGTTTGTGTTTAGGCTCTAAACCCCAACAGTCTCTTTGCTATAGACGCAGCAGACTCCGAACTCTTCATCCTAAAATTAGAAACATACTTCCCACTACAACCACGGAAACCATCAGGGAGCAACTTGTTCAGGTAACTCACAGGCCGTCTAATCTTCAACATAAATGTTCTCAACGAATTTAGGAAAAAATGATAATCGTAACACAGACTCGTAGAACCCGCCTTGAACTTTGACATTCCAAAATCTATAATCAATATCCGCCCCTTGTAAAACAACAAATTCCCCAGGTGCAGATCCATGTGTCTGAACCCAGGATACTTTCGTCTGATTTTCATCAGAATGAGACGAACGTTTTTTACTATTTGCTTCAGCACAACATCAGACACGTTAGGATGACGTCTGAGCCATGTTTTTAGCGAGACACCCAGTTTTTCTGAAATCGTAATACCCCCTTTGTAAGACAGAGCGCGAGGTACGTATTTTGGCAAGAATGCGTGAAGTTTTTTTTGGATCATGTACTCACGCCTCGAAGTTCTCTTGCTCACCGTCTTCATTTACTACATTGTCAACAAAATCATCACTGAACGCACACCCTGTCAGCTCGGTGGTCGGAAGCATCAAGACCTGCTTCAGACGCACAGACAGACCAAACTTGTTGTCGATGATCCAGATCTGGTTCAGGTCGATGATCGTCTTGACGCGCTGACCCTTCTGAAGGGTGTCCACATCGGTCGCCCGCTTGGCGGCGTCGTACGCCTTGACGCTGAAGACACCGTCGCGGTGCATCACCTTCAGCTTCAGTGTAGGTGCGTACTTGCCGTCCTTCGACTCGCGGATACAACTCTTGAAGAGAGCCTGCTTGATCACATCCTCAGAGTACCGACGACCGAGGAGCTCCTCGCTGTTCTTGCACACGTGATCCAGGATCATGGACTCAATCTCGCGAATCTTCGCGATAGTCTCTTGATCCTCGAGAGACACGTCAAGGCTGTAGCTCACGTTACCGGAAGCCTGATCAGTGTACGAGCTCAGTCCGAACGGTGCGCGCAGGACAGGAAGCTCAAAGAAAACCTTGGATCCACCAGTTACGTTTACGTAAAGCATCTTTCCACCCTTTGCGTTCTTACGGAGTCCAGAGAAAGTCAGAGTATTCTTAGCGTCAAAGGCAATCATGTTCTGTACGATAGGGGCCGCCATAGTCGTTGCTTCTTGGTATGTACTAGAAATAAATCTTTAAGTAAAGTAAACCATGAGCAACCGTAACCAGAACCTTGAAACTGTACTTCTCGCGTACAATCAAGCGCGCAGGAAACCCAACTTTGGTAATCGTTCAGGGTACAAAAATCAGTACACGGCTCTCCTCAACGCGATCAATCGGGCTCTGAAAACCAACTCCGTGTCTCCAGCCGCTGCTGCGAATGCAGCCGCACAACAAGCTCGTACGGCTGCAAACCGAGCTAATGCAGCGAACAACCGAGGCAACAACCTCGCGGCAACTATGCACGCGCAGACGGCAACTAATGCTGCTCAGGTGGCTGTAAGCGCTGCCAATAAAGCTCCTACACCAAGCACAGTAGCCGCCGCAACACAGGCAGTGAACGCTGCAGCAAACGCAGCCACACAGACAAACAACCTAAATGTAAAACGTAACGTTGTAAACGCATCTGTGAATTTAACAAACGCGGGTGAACAGCTCACGCAACAGCAACCTAATTCTAAAACGGGTCTCAATGCAGCCAATACCGGGTTACAAGTCGCTGCACAGCTCGGTAATCAGAACAAAATAAACACTGCGGCTAACCACGCAGCCGGTGCCGCTGCGAACGCTATGAACAAAAATCCAAATAAAGCGGTTGGACTCGCACAGAACGTGTCACAGGTTGCATCAAACAACAGCAACGCAAATCGTCGTGCGAATGCAGTAATCGCGAACGTCGCTCGTAACATAACACAAAATGCAGTAAACTCTGTTGTTGCGCGCGGGGCGGCTCAGAATATTACGAGACGAGCCATTTTGAAAGCAAAGTACCTGAACGGAATCAACAACAAATCGAAGGCTCACGCTAACATAACAAGAATGATAAATGGAAACGCACCCGAAAATGCCATTAGAAATTTTGTGAACAGATTGAGAGCTAACAACGGACAGCTTAGAGGAAACGCACTGAAGAATCGAGCTCTCCAAGGAATACTCAACAATTATGGCGTCAACAGAAACCGGAACAAGGCGGTTGCAAACATGAAGAAGCTCGGTATGAATAACGCGAACATAAACGCTGTTCTGTCTCCAAAAAACTAGGTTCACCCGTTCAAAACACGGCGGGTGGGGGTAAATATACCGTGGATGAATTTTTAAAGAAACACAAGCTCACACGAAACAGCGCTGTGAAGCGTATCCTCGTGAACAACAGACCGAACAAAGCAAAGAGAATTCTGAACAGTGGAAAAGAGGGCGGTTTTCGATCAGGGTACCTGAAGAACCTATCGAATGCCGAGTGGAATTCCATACTCGCAAACGTGAACTCTGTAGAAGGTTTTACCGAGAATCAGAAACAAGTGTTCAGAAACGCCGCTGGTCTGCGACCCGGACACAGAGTGAATACTTTTCTGGCCAAAAGGGCGCGCACGGTAGGAAAGGTGGCCCTCGCCGGGTTCGCAGCTGCAAGGTACGGTCCTTACGTCTTGCAAACTATACAAAAGGCTAGGAACTACAAGAAGAATAACGGTAGAGTGAATGACAGTGAAGTAAAAAGACTCGCCAACGCATGGAAACAGAAGGGGTTCGAGATAAAGAACATGGGTGCTTTTGCCCAGACTGTGAGAAGTTCTGCGAACATGCAGACCCCCAATCAAGCAAAGGCACAGTTCAACAAGGCGTTCAGAAACGGCACTATTTCGATGGTCGTAGGTGGTGTAGCATCGTCTCTCGGCACTGCCGTGGCGGCGAACAAGTTGGCATCCGTTGCAAACGCTCTCAAAAAAGTAGCACTGTCGACAAAAAGCTCAACTATTGAAAATGCAACGACTAGAATAAACAACGTACTCGGTGTCTCTCGTAAAAACGTATCCACACAGAACGTCATGCGCGCGGCCATTCAGCTCAAGAGGGCTCTACAGACCGGTCAGATTGATCGTATAAACGCAAACACAATCTCGAGGATGTACTCGAGACTCCCCGAACTCCAGAGGGTATTCAAAACATTCACAGGTCGCTAAAATATTCTCTCGGCTCTCTAATAAATGACGTGCCCTTGCCTTTCCAACCAGAAGAAGTTGTACATCAGTCTCCAGACGGCGCTCCTGGCGTTCGTGTTTTTCAACCCCATGCTGTTCAAGCTCGTCGCGAGCGTTCTTGGTAAGTGGGTCTCGGACTCCGCCGGCGCCCCGACCATGCTGGGTCTGCTCCTGCACACCGTGCTGTTCGGCCTGGTCCTGTACCTGCTCATGAGACCGACGTCCCCCAAGAAGGCTGCAGAGGAGGCTAAAATTCAGCGTCAAAACGTACCCGGTCTCCCTCTTCTGTAATGTGTTTCGAGTACTCTCCGACACGCTTCTCGAAAAAGTTCGTCTTACCCTCGAGTGAGATGTTCTGCATCCAATCGAAAGGACACGACGTGCCCCACACGGGCGCAAAACCGCACTGTTTCAGGAGACGATCCGCGACAAACTCTATGTACTCGGACATCTTCACAGAGTCCATCCCTATGAGCTTCACGGGAAGCGAATCACACACAAACTCCTTCTCGATCACGACCGCACTCCGAACAATCTCGTGAGCGGTGGCCTGGTCGATTCGCTCTCTCAGGTGACTCATGAGCACCACGGCAAATTCCTGGTGGAGACCCTCGTCCCTCGAGATGAGTTCGTTCGAAAAACACAGACCGGGCATGATTCCCCTATTCTTCAACCAGAACAGTGCACAGAAGCTCCCCGAGAAGAAGATTCCCTCGACGCACGCGAACGCAAACAGGCGTTCCGCAAAAGAATTCTCTCGAGAGAACCATTTCAGAGCCCACTCGGCTTTTTTAGAGACGCACGGAACAGTCTCCACCGCGCGAAACAGACGATCCTTCTCTGTGGGTTCCCTGACCAACTTGTCAATCATGAGCGAATACGTCTCGCCGTGAATGTTCTCGTTGAACCCCTGGTACGAGTAGAATGCGCGAGCCTCGGGTATCTGGACCTCACCACCGAAATTGTTCTGCACATTCTCAAACACGATACCGTCCGATGCGGCAAAGAATGCCAGGATCGTTTTTATAAAATGACGTTCGTCATCGGACAAATTTTCCCAGTCACTCAGATCCTTGGACAAATCAATCTCCTCGGCAGTCCAAAAACTCGCCACAGCCTTCTTATACAGAGCCCATAAATCCGGGTACTGTATCGGAAACGTCGTAAACCTGTTCGTCGTCGGTGCGAGGATGGGGTCCAAGGGCTGGCTCTTGTCCAAGTTCACGAACTTGTCCATTTCTTTTATATCTGATACTATTTTTAAAATGAAAAGTTGTTGCAGAGCGTGCTCGAGGGACAAAAAGTGCGTGAGAAAGTCCGACAAGAAGGTGTTCAGTCTTCCCAGGAAGTTTAGCAGGTCCGCGTGTAAAAAACCAAAGGGGTTCACGATGCGCGCGAGCTGTGCTCCATTTAAAAACTGTCGTCGAAAGTAAGGGAAGAAATGGCTTCTTCAGAAATCCTGGTTAAGAGGTTTGTACTCCGGCTCAAGCTGCGCAAACAGCTGGGAGACGCGGTACAAAACTGTGCTTCGTTTCTAAAATACGAGCTCAATAAAGAGGGCAAAATTGTACAAGGGTTTGCTCAGGTGAACGGTACGAACGAAAAACTCCAGTACTATTGGGTCGAAGATGTGGAAGGAAAAGTGTACGACGTGTGTTACGAGGTCGCGTTGTTGAACAACCCGGTCGTGGAAAAATTGAAATATACTCTCGTGAGGGAATCTTGGAGTGAAGACAAGTTTGACAAGGATGATCACGCACAAGAGATGTTCAAACTGTACCGAGATGAACCGAGTAAATTTTGGAAGTCTGTTCCTCGATTGAATTTCTAGAATATTTTGGCGAAGCGCTTCCGCTAGATCCACCCATAACTCGGGTGATTATTTCACTCGGAAGTGATCTTTGCAACGTTGCTACACCTCCTAGACCATTACATATGTCCGGTTTGTTCGTTATGTTCGGGAAAGCTTCGTTGAACTTGTCTATGATCGTCTGAGGTATGCTCGGAGATTGTGAGAGCAAACGATCCATCTCTTGACGAACTGTAACCACGAGGTCATTTCTCTTGTGCTCGTCGCTCAGGTTCAATTCAGTCTCTATGAGTCTGTACAACATGGAGTACTGCATGGCCGCGCTCGCGTGCAACTCCGTCTTCTCGGCAGCTTTTCCGAACCTCTGAAAGCTGTTTATCAGGCCTATGATGACATTTGTCGCACCTATGATGTACCCCATGTAAAACTGAATCATGCCCATCGTCGTTTTTCCTGAATCCGATGGTCCCGCTGTAGAAAACCCTCCGGCTCCGGCGAGAGTGCTCAGGACTATGCTCGAATACACATACCGTGAGTTGATCGTCTTGTAATGATGCATCGCATTGTAATGAAGCCACCTCCACCCCCCGGCGCGTTCCTTCCAAGATTCCAAGAGCTTCTTCTCATTGTCCGTGTACACGGTCACTGTCATTTACTGTACAGATGGAAAATATCCACAACCTTCTTTGGGAGTAATATTTTCGACGAGTTGTAAATTGCTGTTATGGCTTGATTACAATGTCTCACTTCGACACGCTTCAGTGTGTCTGATGGATCAGGATACTCGCGTGTAAGTAACGTGATCATCTTACACACGAGTACGTAATTCAACTTGTCAAACTGTATAGCTTTGTCACAGTCGACTATGATGATCTGATAAATTCCCCTTGTTTTACAGTATTCTCTCAATTCGTTTACTATTGGAGCAACCTCCTTTATTTTTGTTGAGATATCATTCTCCGTGTTGGGTTGCCAATTTATGTACTTATCCGGTATAAACTCTATAAAGAGGTTCTTACCCTTTGGGTAAAATGTCAAAAAGTCCATCCTCTTCCTTCTCTAAATAAACAAATGTTTTTTAATTATAAATGAGCAATCCATCTGAAATTTACAGAATTGTATTCATAACTGCATGTGTGTTCCTGGTGGTCGAAGCTGTGTTCTCGACTCTCAATGAAATGAAGAATGGTAAATCCACGACTCTTTCTCAGGCGACAACGTGGATTCGGTCCATTCTCATGATTGTATTGGCTGTAGTCATGTTCTTGTTCCTTGGAAGCACTGAAACCACTTCGGCTTTGAGGTACTAGAAGAAAGAATCATACGGGCTGGATTTACTAGATTTTTCAGTTCAGGGCGAACATTTTCCAGGATGTAATTCACGACAGTCTCTGGTTCAAAAGGATCGAGTTCTCTCATGTGGACTCTTATCTGTTTCATGAATGATTTGTAATCAGGAAAATTCTTAGCATTCAATTCTTCTATTATCTTGTTCAGTTCTTCGTTATTGTTTATCCTTGTAGCCTGCTCTAGAGCATCTACAAGATTCAGAGTACTTTCAAGTTTTACCAACACCATCACTAAAAAAATCACAACAAAAAAAATTTACTCTAAATAAAGAAGATGGATTACGGAACGATGAAACTTATAAGCTATTTTTTAGCTTTTGTACTTCTCATGTATTCTATAGTGTCTTTTCTGTATGTTGATCCAGCATCAGGAAAGACCAAGACGACTACTGAATCAGCTGTAAAAGGTGTTCTGATGCTTGGTATGACACTCATCCTCGCATATGTTGTGTCCACCAACTGATATGCTCATGAGGTGGCCTAAAACAACCTTCCTGCACATTTGGTACACAGGATCCGTCACACACCTCTTCCAAAACTTTTTGATCGTGTTTGCGGAATTCCACTCGAGCCGGTCCCGGTCGAGCCGTACGGAATTGTAATCCCATGGCATAGTTGGGAAACTGATGACATCTTTGTACGTGACTGATGGATTCCTGGACACGTATGCAAAGTTCCATGGCAAATCAGGACACATAGAAATTACAGTCGAAAAATTTAAAACTTCAGAGAGATGATTCCAGTCAAATTCAGAGCCACGCTCATATAGCAACCTCGTATCAAGAGTGTCTGTGCTCTTGAGTCTCACAAAAAACAAGTTCCACGGAAGATCCATATTTTGTATTATGATGTTCCATGGCGCTCGAGATGTGTGATCCTGCCAAGCCTCCTCGTCGTAGTGACTCCTAAAAAATCTCAAAAACCGAACAATCTCTTCATCTACGTCCACAAAAAGAAGCTCCTCTATCATCCACGGAAAATTCGGGGTCTCAACCATTTCATTTACAGTTATCACTGGACCAAGAGTCATCTTGTACCAGTTCCAGCTCGCATCAGGAAATTCTTTTATTGTTTCAACGCTCAGTATTTTGTCAGAGAGTAGGTTCCAGTTCCAATGTGCCTTTGGGAATTCTCTTACCCAGTTCCACGTAAACAAATCACTTTTAGATATGCGATTCCAATCCCATTTCGAGTCAGGAAACTCTTGGACCCACATCCAAACAAATTTAGGATTGTGTGTCAAGAGATACCAGTTCCAAGGCTTGTCACGAAGCTTCTTTAGAACCTGAAGATTTACGCTCGGATGAAGAGAAAGTGAATTCCAATTCCATGAAACTTCTTGAAACCTGTTTATGTGCCTCACAAGTTCCATACTACTAACAGTAGCTGTTAATCTTTTTAAAAGACGAGTCGAGATGCATTTTCCATCGCGCAATTTTTACAGCGTCCGTCACAGACTCTGCGCACACGTCGTACACGATGACCTTTTCGCTCAGTTGCACATCCCAAGCACCACGCGTCGTCTCCGACGCCCAAAACTGCTTTGAATCGATTATAGATTTCATAGAATTGACAGCTTCATCAAATGAGTCTGCATACACAGTCGTACCGTTAGAAAACTTCCAAGCAAACAAAGAAGACTTTTCCTTCTTCCTCTCCGGCTTTCTCATCAGCCCGCACCCGAAACACGTTGCTGACATTTTCTTATTACATTGAGTGACGTCTCTAATTTACCCTTTGCTCTCTCGAGAGGCTTTTCGCGCTTGAGTTTGAGCCCACTTCCATCCACGGGTTTGTCCTCTTTTATCACAGTTTGTTCTTGGAACACTTCACCGGGTATCTTTACCACGATTTTTGAACATTTACGAAACTCCTCTATGGTTTCAGTTCCTCCGAACATCTCAAGACAGTATCTATTCGGTGCTCTTCTCGTAGGTGTGATCTTTCCCTCCATCCTCTTTTTCATGAGAGTTATGTACTCACACTCCCCTGTGTAATTCTTATCAAACGCGTAGGATTTCATACATTCCCAAGAACAAAAATGGCCCGTCGTGTAAAACACGTTGCTTTTGAACTTGTATGGAAAATGTAAAGATTCCCCTTCAAACCCGTGACAACACCACCAACACACAGGCTTCATCTTAAAGATGATACTCTTTATCTCTTTATAAATGATTCTTCTCAGCATCGATGTAGGAATACGAAATCTCGGAATGTGTCTCATGGATACGAACACGAAGAAGATACGTCACTGGGATGCTACAGGAATTCCGCCCCAACACGAATCTGGACTCTTCGTGTGTCTGAGAAACCACTTTAGAGATCGTCCTTGGGTCCTCGAATCCTCAAAGGTTCTCATAGAGAAACAACCTGACAAAAACAGAACAATGAAATCCGTCGAGCACTTCATACACGCGTACTTCCTCTGCAATGACAAGGACGTGCAGATATACGATGCAAAGTTCAAAATACCCGATGTCGTAGGCCCTGGACGCGCGATGTACCTCCAGAGAAAGAAGGCGTCCGTGGATCGTTGCACGAAGTTTATAGAAGAGCACAATCCTGAGTGGTCAGAGTGGTTCAAGGCCCAGAAGAAGAAGGATGACCTCGCGGACAGCGTCATGCAAGCTTTGAGCTACTCAGTTCCTGTTCCGTCCGCAAAAGAAACGAAAAAGAAAAAGTCCCCAAGAAAACCAACCGTGAATCAGAGCGAGACTCGCTACTCCAGGGCAAATTTGGCGTGGCTCTACGTGAACGGAATTCCTTCAGACAAGAGAAAGAGATTCGACAAGGATCTGAAGAGGTATTACACCGGCGTACAAGAAATGTTGCATGACTTTAATATTGAAGATGTTCAATCTCAAGAGTAATTGTCTGATACAATTTATATTCCTCATAGTAGCTGGACTAGCTTTGGTGTCCATAGGTTTTAGCATGTACGGTAAAAAACAAAACAAAACTTCTGTAGTTCCGATAGTTTGTGGGATTATTTTGCTCATATGGGCGTACTATGTGTTCAATGATCCAAAGTGTAAAAGTCTGTGCAATTCATATCTGTGGTCGAGCAAACCTCTCGTAGTTCCAAAAAATTTTAATGCAGATCAAGAGGACATTAGTCTGTGCTCGGCTCAGAAGTGGGCTCAAGACAATTCGATCGAAGGGTTCATAGCATGCCTCAAAGATGAAGAGAAGGAAACATACGATGTCATGTACCTCTCAAACAAGAAATCGTTCGAAGGAATGGAGACGGCTTGTACAGATTGTCAGATATTTTACACGGACAAATTCAAAGTTACTCTGAGCGCATATTCACCAGCGGACCCAGAGAGAGTTGCTGGTTGTCCCGTGAATCCGTATCCTTACTGCAAAACGGAGGACATACAAAACGTTTATGTAAATTTGGGATGCCACGCGAGCAAATCTCTCATTGAAAAACTCATAGACGAAGGAAAACTCGAGGATATAAACGACCCCAAGATTGTAAAGTGCTGCGAGACGCCAGATGTATGTAGGGCTCGGGGGATAAAGGCGTTCCCTACGGTCACGTGCAAAAACGATGTGGTGATACAAGGGTTCTGTCCTTAAAAGAAAAGAATGTCTTGTGAATAGGGTCTGAGATGGGACATACACAAACGCCAATGGCGCACGAACTGAGATCCTACGTGGTTTCCAAGCTGACCGACTTTGTCGGTGGTGAAGAGAAACTCGCCAAGAATATCGAGATTGCGATATTCAACTGGACTGTTCGCAAGCTACACAGGGAGTCTTCATGGGAAAACAGATCGTTCAAGGACCTTTACAAGGCTCGCTTCTTCGAACTGAAGCGTGCTTTGCTCGAGTCCGACCTGAAGAACCGAATCAACGAAAGGAAAGTTCACCTCAGGGATCTCGTGGTCATGACACCTGATCAGCTCATGCCAGAAGGTCCTTATGCGAAAGCATTGTTCGCCAAACAGAAAAAGGAACTCGAGATGGAGGCTATGAGGGCAAAGGATGACGAGTACGAAGGAATTTTCATGTGCAGAAAGTGCAAGAGCAAGAAGACGAGCTACTACCAGCTCCAGACGAGAAGCGCAGACGAACCCATGACAACATATGTCGAATGCAAGAATTGTAACAATCATTGGAAATTTAATTAAAGAACACTTACAAATAGCTTGCAATGAATCTAAAAGTATGGACAGAATTGGACGGCGGAAAGTTTAAATCACTTCCAGCAAAGTTGGTTTCTAAAAACTCAAAGGGCGTGTTTACAATTCAGTATCTTTCTCCTACACACAAGAGAACCATATCTGGGAAGAGGATATACACATATGAAGATGAAACGTACGAAATCACATGTGAATCTATAATTCAACAAGTCGAATCAGAGCTCGAGTTCGGATTTGAGGAGCTCTCTTCATCGTGTGGAAACTTTGTAAAGTTTGATGAAGACGACGACGATCAGGAAGACGAAGATTATGTACCTGGCTCATCGTCTTCATCATCATCAGATGAAGACGACGAATCTGAAGACGAGTCGACATGGTCCTCAGACTTGGACGACGATGACGCTGAAGCTGAAGAAGAACCCGTGACTGAAGAAGAATACGAATAAAAATATCAGCACATATTAAAATGCAATTTAAGACTGAACATGTCATCTTTGCGATTGCTGCTGTCGGACTCTTGTTTCTTCTGAGCAAGCAGAAATCTTCTATGGGGAAGAAGGAGGCGTGTTGCGGAATGAAGCCCGCTTATTAAAGAAACCGATCAAAACAAAAAATAAGAATGTCTCTTCTCCAGGATTTTGATCCGAAAAATATCGAACACGTCAAATGGCTCAAGGAGCTCGTGGACTCTGATGTCGAGAAGAAGATTGAGGTTCTTAAGAAAAACCCAATGGGTTACGACGTTCCACCTTTCGAAGTGATTCACATTCTGTTTGGTCTGAGCGCCAGGTACACAAAGGCGGTGTTTGACAAGACTGCAGCACTTCTCTAGGAATCGTCCAACTTTTTGTTGAGACGGTCTATATAAAAATCCATAGGCGCTTCCCATGACACTGACCTGCCAACAAGTCTATAGTCATTCTCGAGTCTAAAAATATCAAGCATGTTTATGTAATTTTTTATACAAAAATCTCTTAGATCTTCTTCTCTCCATGAATTTATGGACAGGTACTTGAGAATTTGATCTTTTGGTTTTTTGAACAATATGGTGTCTTCAAAATTTATAGCTGGCCACACCCGCGAGATTTCATAGTGACCCTCGAGTAGCTTTCCGAACTGATTCGCATCCTTCTTATTTCGGAAAGCAACTATAGATGTTCCATTTTTTTGAATTGTGAATACGTGCTTGTCGCAATGCAACGTGTGAAATTTTCCAGTACCGTCTCGTAACTTTATGTTCGGCGGCTTAACCGGAGCCACGTATGAAGACATTTCACTGATAAATAAATGACCACACGTCTTTAAATTAAAGGTTCCACGGCCTAAAAACTAAAATGGAGGACCTTTCTCTGTTACAAGAGTACAATGTTCGCGTGTACAAGAAGGATGAGGAGGACACGTTTGACATTATAAACAGTATACTCGAGGGGAACATATCCGAGGAGGCATTCTACATCGTGGACATAGGAAAAGTGATCAGGCAGGTTCAGCGCTGGAACGAGTTCCTTCCAGATGTGAAACCATACTATGCAGTGAAATCAAACCCGAACGAACTCATTCTCAAAATTCTCGCGAGTCTCGACGTAAACTTTGACTGCGCTTCCAAGAATGAAATTTCGTCAGTTGTGAACATCACAGAGGACCCTTCGAGGATCATATTTGCGAATCCATGCAAGATGTCCAACCAAATAAAATACGCACGAGCCAATGACGTCGACTTGATGACGTTTGACAGCGATCACGAGCTGTACAAGATTAAGCTGTACCACCCTTACAGCGATCTGATTCTGAGAATACGTGTAGACGATTCGAAATCCGTGTGTCGGTTCGGGTGCAAGTTTGGGGTTGATGTCGAAGAAGTTGAAAAGCTTTTGGGTATCGCAAAGACGCTCGCTCTCAACGTCGTGGGCATCTCGTTTCATGTAGGATCTGGATGCAAGGATACGAACCAGTACACAAAGGCGATAGAAAACTCAAAAACATGCTTCGACATTGCCGAAAAAATTGGTATGAAGTTCACCATACTGGACATAGGAGGCGGATTCGAGGATGAAACCTTCGAAGAGAGTGCGCGCGTCATAAAAGAGGCTCTCGTAAAAAACTTTGATCTTTCGAACGTACGGGTCATCGCCGAGCCTGGAAGATTCTTCGTTTCTTCGAGTCACACGCTCGTCGTGAACGTCATAGGAAAAAAGGACGCCACGGACATGGCAACCGGTGAAAAGACATTCGTGTATTATCTCAACGATGGTATGTATGGATCTTTCAACTGCGTTCACTTTGATCACGCCGTGCCTGTAGTATGCCCGTTCAACGAACGCGATGGAAAGCGTTACAAGTCAAAGATATTTGGTCCTACATGTGATTCTATGGACAAGATATCAGACGAAGTTCTTCTTCCAGAACTTGCAATAGGTGAATGGTGTTACATTGAAAATTTCGGCGCTTACACATGCGCAGCGGCGAGCACTTTCAATGGGTTTACTCAAATCAATACCATAAACATCATGACGACGAGTGTCTCTTCACGTGTTCCCACATGAACAGATCACACCCAAACTCATCGGATATGACCGATGCAGCCTCATCCGGGCTAAAATCTTTGGAACAACAAAAAAGATCCACGTACACGCGATCTTTCTCAGGGTACGTGTGTGCTGAAAAATGACTCTCCGCGAGCACTATAACTCCCGTTACACCTTCTGGGTCAAACTGATGGAATGCGCGCGTCACCTCGTGGAGTCCGAGACGCGAGACGACCTTTTCCATCAACGGTATCAACTCGTGTTCTTTACGAATCGTGACGTTACCTTCGAGCATTCCAAATACGTGGGACATCTCTCTTTACTGTTTTGATCGCACATTTTTTAAGCCGTTATCGGTGCGAGATAAAACTTGAGTTCTCCTAGATTTGCAATTGTGTACTTGAACACGATAGGAGAATCGTCACTTTCCTGTATGATCTGAACTATCGGACAAAGAATGGTCGCCTTTGTGAACATTGACAGATATTTCAGACTAAATGAACCTGTGACGGTCGTCCCTATGTCCTCGGCTTGTTCGATGGTTGTTTTCTTGTCTGCAAAATCTCCATCGCACGAAAATTCTATAAATGCCCCAGATCTTTTAACCGTCATTTCCGTTCCGATGTTCGACATGTCCCTGATTATCTTTTGGAAATCAATCGAAGGCACGAGTGTTTCATACGTGACAGAATCTGTGTTCTCCGGAAGATCCAGCAGGTCTTCGTTCAGGTCAAGAAGACGTATGCTAAATTTACTCGTGCACTTCTTTCCGTCGTTAGATACAGTAATGATCAGGTTTTCTTGATCGTGTGTCACGGTGAGTATATCGGTGTTTGAGATCGATTTCAGAAGCTTAAACGTGTTCACTACGTTGATTCCGAGGATGATGTCTTTCGGACACGAATACTCTTCAAAGTTCTCAGCTGAAAGTTTCACATGCACCAAAGTTACACGAGCGACATCAAAAGCTATAATTTTCATTCCTGTAGAGTCAAAGTATACGTTGACATCAGTTATGATGTCCTTTAGGACCTCGAGGAGTGATTTTATAGCTGTAGCCTGTATGGTTTTCAAGAACATCCCTATGTATTCTTTGACACGTTCTTTTTAATATCTGCATACGCATCATTTACGGACCTGTCGATCCGTGCCTGAAGCTCCTTGGTCAGCGGAGGCGCGAGGCTTATTCCATAAGCATCCAGTGGAAAATTGTCCCCGATTTCGTCAGCTGGTTCGTCGAAATTCGAGCACATACCAGAAGCCCCACACACACCCTCGAACGACGTGGGTATCATGGATTCCAGCCATCTCAGAACTTCTATTCCTACATGCTTTTCACCAGAAGCCGTGACGACTGTCGGTACACGTTTCACCGCCTCTGGAACACCTTCTCTTTCTATGACATGAAGCTTGACCATAGGAATAAGTACAGGATGATCCTTTATAAAGTTCACAACTTCTATACAATATGGACACTTCTCACTGACTATCATGACTCCTGCCATTTTTAATATGAATTGTATTTTAAATGAGAGAATTGATCGCAGGGATAGCAGGCCTGGGGCTACTGCTCTATGTAATGAGAAATGAAAAGGCTCCTGAAATCATCGGTGGATTCATCGAGGGTTTCGAGCCCGAGATCCTGCAGAGTACTCTGAATCTCATCCAGGAGAAAGAGGGAAGCGTATACCCAATAGATACAATTTACTTTAATAAGAACGACGCCGGTTCTGGATACATTGGACGGTTCATGTTCCTGAACACAGATGGGTTTTACGGAGTACAGTACGACGTCGAGACTGATGGAAAGACTTTGTTCTCTCTCAAAAAGATGGTCCCTCCAGAATACAAAAATCCATTTAGCGGATACTCGAAGAAACAGGAGTTCAAGGACATCATGAATGTGAAAGCACCCGCGGTGAACATGGCAAAAATCCACGACAATTTGAAGACGGAAAATATGGTTGGTTTTTACAAGTAAGAGATGCTTTCCGCAAAGGATCTCCAAGAAAGAAACAAAACTCGAAAAAATATGAAAAAAGAACTCTACAAGAGGATACTCGTTCAACTCTGTAGAAAAATTGACATGAATCACACGCTCGGAAACTCGGAATGTATGCTCAGGATACCAGAGTTTATATTCGGCTACCCTGCATTCGACATAGGTCAAGTTACAGTTTACATGTACAGGCAACTGTTACATCTGGGATACAGAACGAGCATACTCGATTCTGTTCACGGTGTCATGTACGTTGCGTGGGGCAAAAAACCGACAAAGAAACAAACAACGTCGTCAACCGCAGAAGAACAAGACGGTGACCTTCCGAGTCTTGCAAATCTTAAAAAAGCTGCGGATACACTCCGGAAAAAATATGATCCGAATATTACAAAATGAATCCGGTTATATGGTTCTCGAATGAGGTTTCAGAGCACATAACACCCGTGATTCGAGATTTTTTCATAGAAGTTTATGAACACCCGGAAAATTACCTTGACCCCGAGTCCAAAGAGTCGAGCTCTAACCAGCTCATAAAGTTTCAGATGGCACTCAAGAAGATTCCAAACTGGACAAACACACAGATCAAGAAGCAGATTGATGAAATATCCACACGGTGTCCCGGTTTCAAGAAGCTTCTCGTGGCGCTCTTCATGTCGTACATAAACATGCTTTCAAATGGAATAAAGACCAAGAGTTCCATGAGCAAGAGACTCGATGTAAAGCTCCCGTCAGACGAAACGTTTGTGCACACATGCTTCGTCACATGTGCACACGATGTGTACGAAGATCCTTACGCCATGAAAAATTCAGAGAAGGAACGGAACGAAGAACTGGACAAACGCATCCAAAAGTGTGTCACGAAATCCATTCACAAGCTCATACCGACGATGGACATTATCAACAATTACATACCTTCAGTGGGCGAAGGTGAAGTGTCCATCGGGAATGACGATGAATGCGAAGTTCCTCCTCCTCCTCCAGAGCCAGTGGTCCCCACACCACCACAGGCTTCATCAACAGATGATCTGAAAAATGAAGAAGAAGACGATGCCGAGGAGGAAGAACCCAAGACCATAAAAGTACCAGACAGCAGTTCGATGATGATGAAGAAGGTTGACTCTGAAGAAGACGACGACCTCTTTCCGGACGCACCAGATAAAATATCACCAACAAAGTAAATGGAAAAGTACATGAAAAATCCGCTCAGTGCAGCGCTGTTCGCAGCGTTTGTCACGATGTTGGCCGTGTACTTTAAGCACACGAGCTCGGCGACAGAGAAGGAGAAACAACTTCCAAACTCGGCATACACCAAACCAGCACTCTTTGTCGGCGTTCTCGTGTACTTCATAGTGTACATGGGGAACGGTCAGTACGAGACGATATCGAAGGAACCATTTTAAAGAAGAAAACTACTAAATACATAAATGACGACTGTGAATGCATTTAACGAGATGATGGATCAGTTTCTCACTGAGCTGAATCTTTCATTTCCTGAGAACAAAGCTGTTGTGAAGTTCCAGGCTGCATTCGAGCTTCTGAGACAGACCGCACCGTCTCAGATTCTCGACAACTTCATGGGCTCCGTGAAGCCTTACGGCGCGAAGATCATGGCGAAGGATGACACGTTTGTCATTGTTGACAGCAAGAACATCGAGGCTCTCGCTGATATAGATCTGTCATCCATGTGGAACGAGGCGAGCACATCCACACGTGGCGCGATCTGGCAGTACCTCCAGTACCTGTTCGTTCTGGGTACTACCCTCAAGTCCTTCCCTAAGGATACTATCAACATGATCGAGAAGATGGCTGAGCAGTGTGCGAGTCAGATGAAAGAGCCTGGATCCGGTGCGGATGGTTTCTCTCTCATGGATCTCGTGAATACAATTTCTCAACAAAAGTAAATGGAAGAAATCTTCAGATCGGATAAGATACTTCAGTTTTGGCCGAGTGACAAACAAACACCCAAGGAGCGCGTCTACTCCACGACGAGGTTCATACTGTACCTCGCGTGCATTCTGTACATCATCAGAAGAGATGTCAGGATACTCATCGTTGCTGCGCTTGCACTAGGAGCTCTTTATTACATGTACAAGAACGGTATGATACGTGAAACTGAATACATGTATGCCCAGAAACCTTCAGATGAAAACATCATGAATAATGGTCTTGACGGAACTGGTCCACCGGATAGGACATCTCTTAAAAAAGCATGGGACTCGATCCACCCGTACATGGAGGGTCGCTGGTTCGCAGAGCACAACTTTTACACAGCACCGAGCACCGACAACCAGAGGTTCGTAGAGAATGCGTACGCGGGCCTCATGATGCCAGTGTGTCGCGACAATCCCGAGTTTTGCGACCCTGATTCGTCAATGGCGAGAGGTCCGGAATGGATCCAGAGAAAAACTTTTGCACGTGTATGATAAATGAGCACAGTTGAGGATCTTGTGACTGTCGATGACAATCTCAGGCCACAGACTACGTTCGGGTACAAGAAGGGCTGGGCCGCTCAGCCGTTCGACTTTCCGAACCTGTATATACAGGACCCGGTGGTTCCTGTGAAGAATTGGCAACCTATTGATACGTACGCACAGGACCATAATCTTCGTTTTGAACAAAGATACGGGGGAAAAATTTCCTCGTAATCTAGTAAATGGATCCGTGGTCCATTGCAGCAGTAGTCGGTCTTGTGTATGCAGGCCAAAAGTTGAGCAAAGATTCTGACGAGCCATCAGAACTCCTTTCAGTAAAAGAGACATCGTGCCCAGACAAGTCTGTGAACCAATTTTACGATTTTTACTCGATGGACAAGCGAAACATAACACCTGATGTGGGAAGAAGCGTAGGGAGTGGACTCGTTCTCCCTCCGAAGTGCGAGATTAAGAGTCTGCAAGACAAGCGACCTCAGCTCCCGTTCGGTCAGCCCGTGTACAATCTGTACGATCGCGAGTTCATATCGAACAAGATGAACAACCTCCAGCCCATCGAGCGCAAGAACGTCGGGCCAGGTCTCGGCGTTTCGAGCGACGTTCCTGCAACCGGTGGTTTCCAGCAGTACTTCCGTGTGCTCCCGAACAACCCCAACGACGAGCGTCTCATTCAGCTTCCAGGGACAAACGGTGGTCCCGCTGATGCCGTTGTCAAGAACGGTGGCGGTGTCGTCGGTTCTTTGACGCAGTTTCCTGTCAAGCTGTACACGTACCAAGCGCCTGCAAACAGCGGCCAGGGTCAAGGTGGTATTATCAGAGGACAGGAAGGTAGACCAGAATACTTAAAGACGGCACGCCCGACCATCCGCCAAGAGACGGGCTACAGAACAGAGTCTGATGACATTCAGTTTGGAGCGCCCCAGTACAACGTCTACCAGGCGTACAGCGACAACTCCGTGTCCACATTCAAACAACTCCCGAGAATCACAGACAATCGAAGCAAAGCGGATCGCGCAGGAAACGGTCAGCGGATGAACGTCCGCGCGGACCCGCTCGACGCCGGCGGACTCGTGACGAACCTGAGACGTGAGTACGAGACGAACGAACCCGGTGTTCCGGACGGATCTCGGGCTCAGCAGTACATGAATGCAGAGTTTTACAAGTTTAACGAGTTCAAGTCTAATCCCAATCCTCTTGCTGAGAATCTGGGTCTCGCGAAGAACGTGCTCAAGAACAACCCTCTGGCCATTCCAGCGTTGAGCGGTTGAGAAAATAATCGCGAGTTACAATAAATGTCCGGTGGTATTACGCAACTCGTCGCGACAGGTGTTCAGGACGCATATCTGTCTGGATCTCCGGAAGTTTCATTTTTTCGTTCCAGCTACAAGCGTTACACGCACTTTGCATCCACGTTCGAGCGTCAGCTGATCCAGGGTACCCCGACTGCAGGAGGCACCTCCCTCGTGAGATTTGAGAAGAAGGGTGATCTGCTGAGCCACGTGTACCTGACGTCCCTGGACCCCAGAACCAACATGAGCAACGTTCTCCAGACTTGGGACCAGGTCATCTCCAAGATTGAGCTCCTGATCGGCGGACAGATTATCGACACACAAGACTACGCGTACACATCGAACATCGAGCCTGTACTCGGCGCCCAGACTTTCTCGACCCGTGATGTATCCACAAACGGTGTTATTGGATTCTACCCGCTCAAGTTCTTCTTCTGCAAGGACTGGCAGTCGGCCCTGCCTCTGGTCGCCCTGCAGTACCATGATGTAGAACTTCGGATCACATGGGGTTCTCAAGTGAATGACACGATTGCCGTGTGGTCTCGGTTCATCTACCTGGACAAGGATGAGCGCGAGTACTTTGCCAACAAGGCGCACGACATTCTGATCACACAGATCCAGAGATCCGTCGTGACTGCAGTGAACAACTACGAGTTTGCTCTGTCTCAGCCCATCAAGTACATTGCTTTCGAGTCTAAAAATTACGCATCCGTGTATGATGCTAATGGAAACGGCACTGCTACAGATTCAGAGGCTGCGAACGCCGCCAAGCTCCAGTTCAAGATCCAGATCAACGGTAACGACATTGGCGAGACTCGGTCCCTGGACCACTGGACCGACATTAACCACTACTACCTGACTCCTTTTGGCTACAGGCCATTCGGTGCAGCGAGTGGCACGGCAAACGTCGCGGTCGTTCCATTCTGTCTGGACACCGCAAAACTGCAACCCACCGGCACTCTGAACTTTAGCAGAATTGACACGTTCAGAATCATCGCGCCGGTCAACTCTGATTTCCAGCAGATTGCTACCGGTCAGTATTTCTACGCCATGAACTATAATATCCTGCGTATTCAGAATGGCATGGCTGGTGTTCTTTATGCTTCGTAAAAATATACAGTCTAATTAAGGACGTTCATGAAATATGGAACGACATAAAGCCATAGCGATACCCGTATGCTTCATACAAGGAGAACCGCATTTCTTGATTGTTCATGACAAGCGGTTCAGAGAATGGACTTTCGTGACTGGTGGTTGCAGAAAGAGGGAGGTGTTCAATCCCCTCAGATGTGCACTCAGAGAACTCGAAGAAGAAACGAGGGGGGTACTCAACATCACTCACGGGAGCTATTCATATTTCAAATTTACGCTCAAAGATTGTTGTGACGTGATCAACGTGTACCACGTGTACATCATAGAATTTCCAATTTCTCTCAGGGATCAAGAGAGAATCATTTTACAGTTTCGCTCACGAAAAGAACTCATGGATACAAATCAGATACGGTTCAAGAAGCAGTACGATGAGAATGATCTCATAGAATTTGATACTATGAACGGCATAAAGCACCGCAAAAACATATGGGTCATGATCCAACAAAAGGTTCTTGATAATGTAGATTTTCACAACGCGTTGTACTCGGAGAACAGAGTGCCTTTTAACTTTTAAAAAATAACAGCAAAAATAAGGGATGGTGGTGAGAAACATAAATAAATGGATCAGTAAGACTTTGGTGACGCACCTTCTTTTAGATGGAGGGACCCTCTCAGCAAAAGAAGGATTTCACGACGATTATGTTTTTGATGTGATGTGTGGAAACAGGTTGTGTGTTGTTGAAAAAAAGACGGCGCAGTTTCGGTTTTTCGTGGATGTAGATTACGTCTCGTGTGACGAAAATGAACTTGATTTTGCTAAACTGGCTATCGAAATTTCAAGGATAGTAAACCTAGGCCATTGTGTCGTCGCAAAGGCTTTGTCAAGGGATACTCCAAAAGGTAAAAAATATGGTATGCACATGATTTGGCCTGAATCCGTGGTGAATAAACAGAGAGCAAACTCCCTCAGACTGAAAATTCTCGATGAATTTGGACCAGACTGGGAACACATCATAGATGCGAGTGTATAT